GGTGGCGGCGCATATAATAGGGGTGGCGGTGGCGGCGGCGGCGAAAAAGGCGCTGTAGATTCGTTTTATAGCCGCCCTGAGGACTCAGGCTATTCAAGCGGCGGCGGAGCTAGTGGTCAACTCCCTGAATCCGATGGCGGCGGCGCATCTACTAGGGGTGGCGGCGGCGGCGGCGGCGCAGGCAAGAACTCTGGCGGCATATCTGCTTCCGGTGGGAATGGTGGAGATGGCGCTTATAGTGGTAGCGGTGATGCTGTGGCAACAGATGGGAGTTTTCCGGGTGGTGGTGGCGGCGGCGCAGGATCAAACGGCACGTCTCCATTTATTAAAAGCGGCGCTGGCGCAGACGGCGTAGTCCGTGTTTGGCAATGGTAAGGGAGATCAATATGAGAGCAGCAATCATCAAAGACGGCATCGTAGCGAACATTGCCAAGGTTGCCGACGAAGACTTTGCACAATCGCAGGGCTGGATCGTCAGCGACACGGCAAAAATTGGCGATAGCTACGATGCAGAAACGGGCAAGTTCACAACCTCGCCCCCGCCGCCCGAGCCTATCCCAACATCAATCACCCCACGCCAAGCGCGCCTAGCACTACTGCAAGCAGGGTTGCTATCGCAAGTAGACACCGCTATTGCCTCACTCGAATCCCCCGCTAAAGAGCAGGCGCAAATCGAGTGGGAATACGCCACCAGCATTGAGCGCTCAAGCGAATGGATTAACCAGTTAGGCAGCGCGCTAGGGCTAGACGCCACAGGGATTGATGACCTGTTCAAAACCGCTAGCACCCTGTAAGACACCAAGCGCCCCCGTGGCGCTTTTTTGCTATACTGTCAAGTTAAATACTGAGAACCGGAACGCTATGACATGCCCAACTGGAAAGAAACCAATATCGATGCTGGGACGCTCGTTGCGTTCGTCATCGGGATACTGTCGCTGGTCGCAACTGTGGTTGGGATTCAGTCTTGGGTGGATAACCGCATTAATCAGCGTGTGGCCCCTGTTGAATTAGAGATGCGCGAACTAAAGCAGGAGATCCGCGATTCTCTCGCGTCAAGCAATGCTAGCCGCAATCGCCAATATGGAGAGCTGCTAAGCAAGTTTGATGAACTGATGGAGGTGCAACGGTGAGCATCTACGAAAACGCAGAAACCTACCGCCATATCACCCCCGAGCAACTAGCCGCGTGCATGCCTGGATGCCCTAACCCTACTCAGTGGGCAGTGGCATTCGATGACGCCATTGAGTTTTTCGACGTGCGCCGAGATGACCGTGCAATGTTGCTTGCCCAGGTTGGGCACGAAAGCCAAGACCTCAATACGCTAGAAGAAAACCTATCTTACAGCGCAAGGCGGTTGATGCAGGTGTGGCCGTCACGTTTCCCCAACGACCGCATCGCATCGCAGTACGCGCGCAATCCCGAGGCGCTGGCTAATAACGTGTACGGCGGGCGCATGGGCAACGATAAAGACGGCGATGGGTGGCTATTCCGTGGCCGTGGCCCCATCCAGCTAACCGGGCGTTACAATTACACACGCTTTGCCGACGCGATTAACAGCATAGAGCCAGTGCTGCATCCCGATTCGCTACTGGAGCCGGGTGTGGGCGCGCTGGCAGCCTGTTGGTTTTACGTGACCAACGTTCCCGTTGGCGCTGACATTGTGACCGCTACGCGGCGCATTAACGGCGGCACGAATGGATTAGATGACAGACAGCGGCGCTATGAGCGCTGCATCGAGGTGTTAGGATGAACTGGCGAGATGTGGCAGAAACGGTGGCGAAAGCTGCGCCTGCTTTGGGCGGCGTGCTTGCTGGCCCGGCTGGCGCTGGTGCTGGGACTCTCATCGCTCGCGCATTGGGCGTGGACGATAACCCACAGGCGGTTCAGGCTGCGATGCATGCAGACCCGCAAGCGGCTATTAAGTTGCGTGAAGTCGAAGCATCGCTGACGCAGGCGCTTATACAACAGCGCGGCAGCGTGGTGACGGCTGAGGCTAATGGAGAATCGTGGCTTCAGCGTTCGTGGCGTCCCTTGACAATGTTATTTTTTGTGGCGCTAATTGGTGCCCACTGGCTGGGGTTTACTGATGACTCAGTTAGCGATGAAGTTGTTTTGAGCGTCTTGGACTTAGTGCAGATAGGTATAGGCGGATACGTAATTGGCCGTAGTGCCGAAAAGGTGACGCGCATTGCGACTGGTGGCGGACTACTGGATAATATCTTGACGCGGCGCAAATAAAAAGCAACCCGGCAAGGTGGCTATGACGATGCGTAGCTATGTGCGTTCAGATCGTAACGTTCAGCTCTTCGGCTGTATAGCTATCCCTGTCGTTTTTCGCCGCGTATCTATTCCAGCTAATTAAGCGCCGCGCATTGCCCGCAATGATCATTTTCTGCACGGCATACGCGACCACCTGCCTTGATATGCCTAGCGCTTCTGAGGCTGCAACGTATGACCCGCAAGCGCAGTAGGCGTACCAAATGCTAGGCCAGTCGTGTTTAGGAGTCTGCATGCGGTAATCGGCTGGCTTGATGCCTAATAGCGTGACCGCCTTTGATATAGTGGCTTGGTGATGCTCAAGCGTTTCGGCAATGCGATCTATTGTCCATTCTGGGTAAACCTCACGAATAAATGCGAGGTCGGTTTCGTCAATAGGTGCGTGCTGGTTCATATTAGTCACCATCCCTGCTTAAAGGTGCCAATTGGCAAAACACACGCATCATGTAACGACATATTTTTATATCGAATGCGCTGCTCGGCAGTCGCGACATTGACCACGCGGCAAGGATATTCGCGTATCTGACGTTTGATTGACTTTGCGCCTGCCACAGCGCGCAACGCCATAGCCTGCTTGCGCTTTTCCTCAAATAGCTGCTGTTCGTATTTGCTTAGTCGCATGTTGTGCTCCTTTTTTTGGGTGTAAAAAAGCCCTCGTATCGTGAGGGCAAACGGTGGTTTCCCACACCTACTGCATAGGCAGTGCCGTCGAAACGGAGGAGGTCGGTGCGTGACTACTGCGGATGATATTCTGCCCCTCTAGATCCGCGCTTGGGTAAGCCCTGGCATTAACTAGCGCCCCAGGGCTGGCGCTTTATCGGTGTTTTGCTGCCGCTTCACCCGCTAGGGCAAAATAGGCCGCGCCATCTTCATAAGAGTCTAACCGCAAATCGCCCTGCTGGCTACGGACTAATTTCAACAATGCCATAAAATGCCAGCCTTGCTCCTCGGTTAGCTCGATGCCAGTGGTGGCACTGAAGGCATCAACAGTAGCCGCCATACTGCGCTCGCCTTGCGGCTTGTCGTAGGTGCTAGCGCGGTCTTGCATGTGCTGTGCGGCGGCGTTGAGTATGCTGTTAGCGGTAATCGCGTTGTGCATATCTCGGGCTAGCTGCTCACCCAGCAGCCGCGCATCTTGGGCGTGCGGCGCGTTTGGGCAGTCGTCGCAGTAATCATCTTGGCCGCAAGGCTGGCCGTCACTGCAGGTTTTGAACTCCTCCGAAAATTCACGCGCTTGCGAGTTCGTTAGGCTGCTGTTGGGTTGGTTGAATTGGCGCCCAACGCGATGCTTTACGCATGTGATGCCATGCGGCTCATTTCGACTCTTAACTGGCTCATTTTTGCTCATAACGTATACCCCATCTTCTCAGCAATCCAAACGCCCAACGCCGCTAGAAACAGCACGGCACCGATGCAAATTAACAGCCCTGCCCCAATCGCTAGCCCCTGCCCGAGCAGCGTATCTGGCACATGGGCCATGATGGCGTTGGTGATACTCTGTAGCGGGTTTAAACTGTTCATGCGACACGCTCCTCAACAACACCATCCGCCAATTCATGCAACCGCGCTGCCAGTTCATATGCCGCTGTGCGCAGATCGTTGCCGTGGTGGTAGTCGCGCAGCAGGTTCAGCACTTCCATAGGATGCTCAGTCAGCAATTCCAGCACTTCGCTAATATCGCCATCATCGCTTAGCATGTCGTCCCATGCGGCTGCGCGGGCCGCCTCTTGTTCGAGTTCGCGGGCATCGCGGGCGTCTGCGTCGATGTCGTCTAGCATGTGGTCGGGTGCTGTGTATAGGTTCATGGGTGTTCTCCTCGGGCTTTGGCTAGGGCGGCGCGGGCAGTATCCATAGCAGCGTCTTTTCCGAAGCCGCCAAACTCAACCATCTGCAACATCATCTCCAGCGCATCATAAAGCTCAGGCGTGGCGGCGATGAGGTGGGCGTTGGCTCTTGCCTTTTCTGATCCTACCTCCTCCATGTCATCGCACCCATAAACATCTGCTAGCGAATGCCATTTAACGTGGCCAAGGTCTATATCACCACCTGGAGCATCAATCGCCCATACGTGCGGATGCTTTCTAACGCATGACCACGGCCCAGCTGTCCACCTCGTTTCGCTCATTTCTTCCCCTCCATCTCATTCATCAACCGCGCCATCCGGCGCGCATACATGCGGGCGCGTGTTTTGTCGCGGACAACGCGACCTCCGGGGATAACCCAGCCTTCTTCGGTGCCTAGCACCGTGGCGTTGCCGTGTTTGATGTTTTGGTACATGGTGTTGCTCCTATGGCCCCGCGTTTGCGGGGCGTGTTGGTGTTAGTGTTATGCAACCTTCACTAGCTTGTCGCTCCAATTGATGTAATAAGTGCGGCGCGTCTCTAAAATATCATCTGCGCGATAACCAATGGCACGAACTTTTCCGTTGCCCGTGCATCCACCTATATCCGTATAAATAACCTTGCCACCGCGCTTTACGAACTTGCCGGAAACGTCGCCCTCTTCGTGCCAATCATCAACTCGTTTAGCGTTGTTCATTGCCTTTCTCCTTAATGCTTCGCTTTATGTATGAGATGATATTAGAGGTTTTTAGGCTGAATTTATAATTGTAATTCTCTATACGATTCGGTGATGCGTTAGGTTTTGGCTATCGAACCCCCTTGCTAGCCTGAACACCACCATCACCGTTGTACTGGCCCCGAACTGCATAGCTCGCCAGTTCTGGCACCATTTCACCCCGGAAGAAATACATCTGCCCGCACTTGTCGCCGGGGCGCATAACTAGCGTGTGGTGCCGTAGCGTGTTGTGGTATTCCATCGTTAGCGCGCTGCCGTGCCATGCTGGATCACAGTACCCGGCGTTCAAGTGGTTCAGTCCCGCACGCGCCATGCTGCTCTTTAGCACGTAGATGCACGCTATATCATTCGGCAGGTTAAAGATTTGCTCAGTAGAGGCTAGGGCGAATGCGCCGGGTTTTAACACAAGGTCGCCGCTTGATTTAG